GAGTCGTGCCTGCCACAGCCGAGCGAGCTTTTCGCGTTTTAATAGAGGAACTTATTTAATGCAATACCCTGAGAAAGAGAGCGCCGTGGTCGGCTACATTAGCGTCGCTGGCTTCGCCGGCGTGCCGAGGTCGGCGATTGTGGACCCCGATAGTTTTGTCTCGGTGCTCAATGGCGTTTACTACGCCGCGGCGCACCGACTGCACTATGCCAAGAAGGCGACGACGGGCACGACGATCCTCGAGGCCATCGAGCGGGATCCGTTTTTGCTGAAGGTGGCGGAGCGGACGGCGCAGGAGTCGGGCATGGTGTGCTGGCGGGATGGCTTGGTCATGGCGGACTCGTCGCTGGCTTACAACCCGGCGGGTGGTGCGGTCGTCTCGGAATACCTGGCGGACATCGCCTCGGCGGCCGCGCAGCGCAAGGCGACTAAGATCGGTCAGAGGTTGGCCTCGGGGGATATGCCTGTGGCGGAGGCGCTGGAGGAGCTCAAGACGCTGGCGAAGCCGCGGGCGTCGATGGTGGGCGTGGAGATGCATACTTTTGAGGAGCTGTGGAGTTACAAGGCCGAAGACGACTCCAGCACCTTGGTGGGGAACCGCTGGCTGTGCCGTGGCGGGCAGCTCCTGCTCCTCGGGCAGTCGGGCATCGGCAAATCCAGCTACACACTCCAGCAGGCGATGACCTGGGCGCTGGGGATGCCGTTTTTCGGCATGAAGCCCAAGCAGAAGCTCAAGTGCCTGATCGTGCAGGCGGAGAACGATATGGGGGACATGGCTGAGGTTGTCCAGGGCGTGATGTCGTATGTCGTAGCGCAAAGCAAGATGACGCAACGCGAGGCGGTGGATATCCTGCGGGAGAATGTGATCGTGGCGCGGGTGACGGCTCAGACGGGTGAGGCGTTCATCGAGGTGATCCGGGAGCTGATTGCAAAGCACGGGCCGTTTGACCTAGTGTATGGGGATCCGTTGCTGTCATTCATCGGGGACGATATCTCGCAACAGGCGGTGGCGAGTCACTTTCTGCGGGAGCTTTGCAACCCGCTGGCGTTCGAGCATGGGTTTGCGTGGGTGTGGAGTCACCACACCGGCAAGCCGCAATCGGACAGCAAGAGCCGGGCGCATTGGAATGCGAATGATTATGCTTACATCGGGCTGGGATCGAGTGAGCTAACGAACTGGGCTCGGGCGATCTGCGTGCTCCAGACGACGAAGCATGAGGGGATCTTTAAGGTTCTCCTGGCGAAGCGGGGCAATCGGGCGGATGCGCTGGATGAGCATGGGCATCCGACGACGGATATCATTATCAAGCACGCGGCGAAGGGGCTGCATTGGGAGCCGGCGGAACTCCCCGAGGAGACGGAGGAGCAGACACAATCCAAGGGCAAGGCGGGACGCACGCCCAAAATCTCGGCCTACGATGAGGCGGAGATCGTGGCGAAGCATGCGACCTGGCCGCAGGGCGCTCGGGGTTTTTATACCGAGATGCAGGGCAAATATGGAGTCAGCCGGGACACCATCGAGAGGATCTTGCGCCGGTCCAAACAGGGCGCACAAAACCTCAAGGCGGCGTGATCTTTTCCTATTACCTCCACATGAAACCAAGTGCCGCAAAATTACCGCAGAATGACCGCAGAATGGAAATTATGCGGCACAGGATAACTGCCGCAAAATTACTGCCGCATAATCCCCCCTTAAAGGGGGGGGATAATTATGCGGTAGTTAATTTTTCGGCGTCGTTATTTCCGTCCTGCTTTTACCGCAAAATAGGTTTGTGCGGCATTTCAACTTTATGAACCACCCCAAAAAACCCATCGACCCGTTTGTCGGGTGCCAAGCCTGCGGCCGCGAATGGCAGGACCACCCAGGCATCTCCCACACCTGCCGCATGGCCTCGGACCTCGCCGACTATCTCCGCTGGGCGCTCAACCACATCGAGCCGCCCGAATACAACCGCGATATCGGCGAGCAGGAGGTCTACTTCCACTCCCTCGAGGAAGCCCGGCGACTCGTCGTCGAGGCCAGCAACTGGAAAGCCCGCTTATGAAACCCAAACGCCCAGCCAAACCCGAGACAAAGCACAGCATCGCCACCAAGCTGGCCGCTGATTTCCATGTCAGCGTCCAGACCGCCACGCAGTGGTTCGACGCCGGTTGTCCGATGGATTACGAGGAGGCCAAGGAATGGAAGCTCCAGAAACGCGCAGAAGCCCCGATCAAGTCCGAGATGGGGTCAAGGCCCAATAAGCTGGAGAAAGCCCTAGAACAGGCCGCTGCGTGCGAAGAAACGGTCAACTGGGATGCGATGTCGACGCAGTTTCGCCAGATGTGCGACATCGTCGCCGACTTTTACCTCATGGGCATGACGGTCTCCGCCATCAACACCAAGCTGGGCGTCAAGCCTGCGGTCATCTCTCGCATCATTGCTAACCACCCCGATACCAAGGACAAGGAATCCCAAGTCGCCGCTTCAAGCTGGAAGGATGTCCGACGCCTGGCAGTCGATGCCCTCCGCGACAAGCTCAACGACCCCACCCAAGTCTCCAAGATGAAAGCCGCCGAGCTCAACTTCGTAGCCGGAACTGCTCAAGACAAGATCCGTGACTCCGAAGGTGGCGCCCAGCTCACCATCAACATCAACCAGAAGATCAATGCGTTGTCGTTTGAGGAACTCATCAACAGCATCCCGAAGAAAGTCGATGACATCGATGGCGAGTTCGAGATCGAGACCCCCTCGGGAACCAGTAGCGAGGTGGAGAAGCCCCAGGCAAACACCCCGCTCAGTCTCAATAACAGGGCTAAAAACGAGGAGGATAATGGCTCGAATGAGTAAGTCATTGAACATCAGCAACCGCCCAGTATCTACAAGAGTGGTTATTGGAAGTTATGGCCTCGACAGGGGGGGGAGGGGGGTCGGTTCGCTGGCTCCGCAAATTTCACCCCACTCGTCCAGCCCCCGAAAAATTTTATGAAAAAAGCCCAACCAAACAAGCAAGAAACGAAGCAAGAGCAACCCCCTACCCCGCCCGAGTGGCCGAAGATGGGAAAGACCGCGCCGGGGAGACAGCCGCAGAATCCGAGAATTTTGCGGGTCGTCCTCGAGGAGGAGGTGGTCAATGTGCAGGTCCGCAGCAATTCCTTTTACCGAGCGAACGAGCCGGTCTTGGTGGGAGTGGACGCCGGCGGAGCGTTGGTGGCGGTGAAGCCGAAAACGAACCCGCTGCTGCACGGGGGGTATGAGGGGTGACCTGCCCCACCTGCCAATCCCCTACCCGCGTCGTCTCCTGCCGCTCGGTTGGCGAGGAGTTTTTCCGCCGACGCCGGTGCGAGAACGGCCATCGCTCTAATACCGCCGAGGTCTTGCACCTCGGCCCCTTTCCCTGGGCGAAGAAACCCGCAACCAAACGCCCTAAACGCACCAAACGCACCCGCAAGGCCAAGCCTAAGCCCTCCGATTGGCTCACCCGCATTAACGACAAGCTCGCCCCCCTATGACATTCACCCAAACTCCCCATCCACTGCTGCCATTTATCCCGCCGGAGCACTTTGTTGCCGACTTCGAGGCGGCGAAGGCCCTGCTTGCCGAGCGCGAGCGCCGCATTGTCTTGGAAAAAGAGGATCCGATTCGCTACGGCTACGAGCCCGAGCACTGGCAGAAGGCCGAAAAGATCGCCAAACGCTACCGCGACCTCTTGGTGCTCGGCGGCAACCGCTCCGGCAAGTCCACTTGGGCTGGAAAAATGGTCGTCCGCACCCTGCTGGAGAAACCCGCGAGCCGCGTGTGGTGCTTCCAGACGACGAATGACAACTCCATCTCCATGCAGCAGCCGATTGTGTGGAATTTCATGCCCGCCGAGCTGCGAACGGCCAAGCGCAGCAAGATCACCAACATTTCCTACACGCAAAAGAACGGATTTTCCGAAAATACCGCCGTCCTTCCGAACAAATCGCAGGTCTGGTTCCGAAATTACGCCCAGGACATCACGACAATCGAAGGCGGCGAGATCGATCTCGCCTGGTGCGACGAATTAGTCCCCCTCGACTGGCTCGAAACCATCCGATTCCGCCTCTTGGACCGAAATGGCATCCTCCTCGTCACATTCACTCCCATCGAAGGCTACTCGCCCACGGTAAAAAACTACCTGCAAGGCGCGAAGACGCTCGAGGAGTGCGATGCCGAGCTTTTGCCGAGAAAAAGCGGCAAGGGATTTGAAAAAGTCCCCGTCGTGCAGGAATGCACCACCCGGCACGCCGGCATCATCTATTTCCAGACCAAAAACAACCCGTGGGCAGGCTACGGGCGCATGAAGACCGAGCTCGCCAAGCAACCGCGAGAAAAAATCCTCTGCCGCGCCTACGGCGTCCCCGTCAAGGCCGCCGCCACGCGCTTCCCCCGCTTCCGCGAGTCGGTGCATGTCGTCAAAGCCGACCAAGTCCCGAAAGACGGCACGAACTACCTCTTCTGCGACCCCGCGGGAGGGAAAAACTGGTTCATGCTGTGGGTTCGCATCGACGCCGCCGAGCGGGCGTGGGTCTACAGGGAGTGGCCGCAGACCGACACCTACATCGAGGGCGTCGGCTACGCCGGGCCGTGGGCGATCAGCAGCGGCAAGAAAGCCGACGGCGAAGCCGGTGAAGGGCAAAAATCATTCGGCTTCGGCCTGCTCGCCTACAAGGCCGAGATCGAGCGCATGGAAGCCCATGACGGGGTCAAGATTTTTGAGAGATGGATAGACTCCAGGTATGCGAACACCACCGTCGCCGGCACCCGCGAGCAATCCACCACGCTCCTCGAGGAACTCGAGGATGTCGGCATGTCCTTCCGATCCTGCCCTGGCGAGAACATCGAGGAAGGCGTCGGCCTCATCAACAACGCACTCTACTATGACGAAGAAGCACCCATCGACCACACCAACGCGCCTCGGCTCTATATCTCCGAGTGCTGCACCAACACCATCTGGGCCCTCAAGGAGTGGACCGGCACCGACGGCCAGAAAGGCGCCAGCAAAGACCCTATCGACTGCCTCCGCTACCTCCTCACTTCTGGAGTCGGCAATGTGGAAGGAGGTCGGCTCCATGTTACCGGAGGAGGTGCCTATTAAACGCCGCACGCTCCGCAAGCGCGATGTCATGGACCTCCTCGGCATTTCGGAGCGCACCTACAAGACCTACATCGAGGTTGGCCTTCTGCACCCCATCCCCGCGCCCAAGCAGAAACGCCACACCTTCTCCCTCGCAGCCATCATCAAAAAATTCCAACTCGCCTGACCTATGTTCAACCTAAAAAAAACCACCCGCTACATGCTGCCAGACCGGCTCGACGACGACGACATGACGACCGCGCTGTGCATGCCCGGCAGCAAGCCGCTCGTCGTGCAAGCCGTCCTCCAAGTCCTCCGCGACCACATCGACGACGCCGTTGAGTTGGTCGGCAGCATCAAGACCGCCACCGAGCACGGCCAGCTCGCCCACTGCGCCGGAGCCCTCGACGCCCTGCGCGGCTTTGAGTCCGACCTCCTCCAGCGCATCGACGAAGCGAGTAAGAAGATGTAGAAAACTTTCGGCGGTCACTGAGGGCATGCCGTCTCGCCGTTCCCAGTGGGTAAGCGAGGCGACCATGAGCGACCTGAGCCGTCGGACCTTTTTTAGCCCAGCGAACCGTTAAGGAATCCTTAGCGGTTCGCTTTTTTCTGCCGTTCCGGTTGTTAGTTTGCTGAGAGACCGGTCTAAATCAGACTTCCGGTAGCGGACTATTTTGGGTGTGATTTTGATCTGCGGGATGATGCCTCGCGAGACGAGGTTCCGAACAGTCCGAGTCGTGACACGGAGGTAGGTGGCTGCCTCACTTATCGTGAGAAGCTCGGCGTGGATAGTTGTGATTTTCTCAATGGGTTGTTCCATACGAATCAGAATGACCATCTTTCCTGAATCTTCCTTGGTAGATTCGTAAATCTTTTTCCCAAGTCGCTGCCGAGATCGCGTGATGCGATAAGGCCGCCCTTATCAATTCCCTCGCTTTTTTCTGCCGTTATAGGTCGGTCGATGCCTGTTTCTGCCGCTCTGGGTGCGGCTCTGTAGATTTCCAGAATTCTGTCGTCATTCTGAATTGTAACGAGCCCCTGTGCCGCTCGACCCAGAAGGCACTGACCCACTTGGTTGGATTACCATGACGACAGACACACAAGACACCCCAATGACGCTCTCCGACATTGCAGCCGAAATCGGCTTCGATCTCGAAGAGGTAACCCCGCAGGAACAACCCACCGCCGAGGAGACCGAAGCCGCGCCAGAAGCGCAGCCAGAGGCCACCGACACGGAGGATGCCTCAGCGGAAACTGATCTTTCACAGGATACCGACAAAACTGACGACGACAGCGACGCCGAGTCCGAAGAGGACAAAGACGACGCCGAGCCGGAAGAGGAAAAGAACCCCGTCCCCGAGAAGCTCCTTAAGCGCATCGACAAAATCACGGCCAAGCGCCGCGAGGCCGAAGAACGCGCCGAGACCCTCGAGAGCGAGGTCAGCGAGCTGCGAGCCAAACTCGACGCCACCGTTCCCATCCAAGTTACGCCCACTGCCAGCGACCCGCTCGCCGATGTGGAAACGCCCGAGCAACTCGAAGACCGAGTTGCCACCGCGAAGAAAATCCGCGCTTGGGCCATCAAAAATTTGGAAGGCGGCACCGTCCAGAATGCCGCCGGCGAGGATGTCTACTACGAGCCATCCCAGGTTCGTGAATACCTCGCCACCGCCGACGAGCTCCTCACCGAGCACGCCCCCAAGCGGAAGGAATGGATCTCGCAGCGCAGCATGGTCCTCACCGAAGCCAAGGCCGTCTACCCGGCTCTGTTCAAAGCAGGCACCCAAGAGCACGAAAGCCTCTTGGCCACCATCAAAGCGCACCCCTACCTCAAGAATCTCCCTCAACTCGAGATGATCGTAGGCGACGCGATGGAAGGCATGAAGCTCCGCTTCGCCCGCGCCGAGGCCGCACAGAAAAAAGCCGCAGCGTCCAAGACCGAGTCGAAATCCCCCGTGAAAGCCAGCAACCCGCCGAGTCCCGCCAAAGGTGCCCGAGTGCCCGCCCAAGACATAGCGAACCGCGAAGGAGCAAGAAACCTGCTCACTCGAGGATCCTCGCTCAAGACCGACGACATCGCGGCGTTCCTTGAAGGAGCGCTCTAACCCCCCAAATCCAAACCAACCCCCCCCTTAACTTATGGCAGCTACACTCATCACATCCCAAACTGGCATCCGCCAGGACCTCTCCGACCTCATTGCGGTCGTAGATGCAAAATCATGCCCCGTCGTCTCCATGGCGAAGAAGGGCGCAGAACCCATCAACCCCCTCACACAATGGCAAGCTGACGCCTTCGGCGCTCCAACACTCGCCGGTGTCCTCTCGAACTCGGATGTCACATCTTCCGACTACGAAGACCAAGCCGCAAACCGCGTGCTCCTCTCGGCCCGCATTCAGAAGTATCGGCGCGTCCCGAGTGTAGATGATCTTGCAAATACCGTTTCTGAGGTAGCAGGAATCGGCAAAAAGAAAGAAATGGCCCGCGCCGTCAGCAAGAGCCTCGAGATGCTCAAGCGCGACATGGAAGCCACCTTCTGCTCGGACCAAGAGTCCCGCGAGCAATCCGGCTCCAACGCCTACCTCACCCGTGGCCTCGGCAAGTGGATCCAAAACGGCGCTCAGTCCGACCTCCCCGTCAACGCCAACTACCGCACGCCCACCGGTTCGATCAACGCGACCGCCACAGCGAGCCTCACTGAAAACAACATCCAAGATATGCTCCAGAGCATCTACTCCCAGACCGGCAAGGTTTCGACCTACAGCCTCGTCTGCGGCCCGACGCTCAAGCGCCAGTTCACATCCTTCACCCGCACCCAGTTCGCCTCGACGAATGTCGCCAGCGCCATCCGCGTGTTGAACCAGAAGGACGAGAA